TAGATAGAATTATTCATATCGTTTAAAGGATTTATAATGACAAATTTTGAAAAAGTTGGCGAATTTTTGACTGCATTTGGACATCCGTGCCGAGATACTCCTGACTTAGAACCTGATTCTGGAATGGTTGCAATGAAAGTAGGTCTAATTGCAGAAGAATTGGATGAACTGCGCGAAGGTATCGATAATAAGGATCTAGTTGAAATTGCAGATGCTTTGGCCGATTTGTTGTATGTAGTTTATGGTGTTGGTCATCTTTATGGAGTCAATCTTGATAGATGCTTGGATATCGTTCACACTTCAAATATGACAAAGCTAGGTGAGGATGGAAAACCCATATATAGAGATGATGGTAAAATTATGAAAGGACCAAACTATGTTCCGCCTAATCTCGAAGAAGAGGTTAAGCTAAACAAGCCAAAATATGAAGGAAGAAGAATTAATAGTTAAAAGAATTAATTCTGTATATAGTTACATTGATTGTGAGCCAAGTATAGCATATGAATTGAATGAATATTTCTCATTTTTTGTTCCTGGGTATAAATTCATGCCCAATTTTAGAAACAGAATATGGGATGGTAAAATATATCTATTCAATCCATTAAAAAAACAACTTTATAATGGCTTAATAAAGTATCTAGAAAAATTCTGCAAAGATAGAAATTACAGACTTAATCTAAATTCTGCTGTGTGCTCGTCATTTACATTAGATGACGGGCATAGTTTTGTTGGTAAAATAAAAGCAGATCATTTAGAGATTCGTGATTTTCAGGTAGAAACATTCACGAAAGCTATTAGAGATAAGAATGGATTGTTTGTTTGCCCAACGGCATCAGGTAAATCATTCATCATATATTGTATAGTTCGATACCTTCTAAAAAAGACTCTCATTGTTGTTCCAACCACAACACTCGTACACCAGATGTATGAGGATTTTCAATCGTATGGATTAGACTCAGACAAATATTGCCACAAGATCTTTTCGGGGAAAGAAAAGACAACTACCAAGCCAATAGTAATAACTACATGGCAGTCCATCTATAAGAAAGATCCTGAATTTTTTAAAGAATATGAAGTTGTGATAGGTGATGAAGCTCACCATTTTAAATCCAAATCATTGACTTATATAATGTCAAATCTTGTTAATGCGGAACATAGATTTGGATTCACAGGTACGTTAGATGGAACAGAAACTCATCAGTTAGTTTTAGAGGGGTTATTTGGTCCTTCCACAGAAGTTATAACAACAGCAGATTTAATGGAACGTGGAATTGTCGCAGATTTGAAAATAAAGTCTGTTATCCTCACACATAAAGATGATGATAAAAAATTAGTTAAAAAAATGAATTATGCTCAAGAAGCATCATTTTTAGCTAAACATACTTCTAGAAACAACTTTATAAGAGATTTAGCATTAAGCCTTAAAGGAAATACTCTAATACTATTTCAATATGTTGAATTACAAGGGAATGGGTTGTATAATAGTATCAAGGATAAAGCTAATATACCTGTATATTTTATTGATGGTAAAGTAGACGGTGAAAAAAGAAACGAAATAAGAAATAAAATAAATTCTTTGCAAAATTCTATATTGGTAGCCAGTTACGGTACATTGAGCACAGGTGTAAATATCCCTAATATTGATAATGTAATATTTGCTTCACCTTATAAGTCACGAATCAAAGTATTGCAATCTATTGGTCGTGGATTGAGAAAATCATCTAGTAAAAGCAAGTGTGTGTTGTATGATATAGTAGATGACATGACTTGGAAGCAAAGAGAAAATTTTGGAATTATTCATTATATAGAAAGACACAAAATATATCATGAACAGAAGTTTAACGTAAAAACGTATAGGTATTCATTATGAGTTATGATGTTGTTCTGATTAAATTGGTTAGCGGTGAAGAATTGATTGCAAAATCCAATCAACTAGAATGGAATGAAAAGAATAAATCTATTACATGTAGAGATATGTGTAAGTTGTTGATTTCTACCAATCCGAATACAGGTAACCCTGAATTGGTATTATTGAAATACCCATACTTTGCAGATATAGATCCTGATGCAACTACAACAATAAACTCATCTGCTATAGCATATATAAGAAAACCTATGGATGAAATGATAGAATTTTATATGGCTACATATAAATTGTCATTGCCTGAAGATGAGGGTTCAATCAAACAATCGTTAATTTTCGCTACCAAAAAAACAATTAGGAATAGCCAGCCATCTATAGATGCTGAAAAGCCCAAAAAAAGAATTATGCCCAAGGATATACACTAATGGCTCATTACGTTAATAATAAAAAATTCTTAGAAGAGATCACAATTTATCGTGATAAAGTTAAGTTAGCTAAAGAAAATTCTGAAAAGAAACCTCGATTGCCAAACTATATAGGGGAATGTTTTTTACAAATAGCTGAAAGGCTTAGTCGCAGACCAAATTTTATTAACTATACTTATAGAGATGAAATGATTTCTGATGGTATAGAAAATTGTGTATTGTATGTAGATAACTTTGACCCAGCAAAATCATCAAATCCTTTTGCGTACTTCACACAGATTATTCATTATGCTTTTCTTAGACGAATTCAAAAAGAAAAGAAACAGCTTTATATCAAGCATAAAAGTACAGAACATATGTATTTGAATAGTGAATTAGTTGATTATAATGAATTTGATGAAAACGTATCTGCTAGTTTTATCGATATAGAAAATGAAAAGAAACATGAATTTATAGCTGACTTTGAAAAGAAATTGAATGAAAAGAAGAAGAAAATTACAGGTCTTGAAAAATTTGTAGGAGATGAAAATGACTGAAAATACACCTGTGCCACCAATGATAGTTGAGTGGGTAAAGAATATTAGAAATAAGAAGATAGGATTTGAGATTAGAGATAATTACATGACTCATCTCTCCTATATTAGAGATATATGTAATCAAGCAATCAACGAATATAATTTTGAAAAATACCCTCACAAGTACAAGAATAAAAGATAATGAAAATAGCTCTTATAACTGATACTCATTTTGGCGCACGAAATGATAGCCAAGTGTTTGCTGCTTATTTTAAGAAATTTTATGATAATGTATTCTTTCCTTACTTAGAAGAAAATAATATTGATACAATAATTCATCTAGGTGATATTGTTGATAGAAGAAAATTTATCAACTATCTTTCTATTCGCAATTTTAGAGATTCGTTTTTATTTCCTGCGCTAAAGAAAAATGTACATTTGATTATTGGAAATCATGATACTTATTTCAAGAATACTAATGATGTAAATTCTATGAGAGAGCTGCTTCCCTTTCCTCAAGATAATATTAATTATTATTCGAGTGCAGCAGAGATAGATTTTGATGGTTGTAAGATATTATTGATGCCCTGGATAAATTCGGGTAATTATGCTGAATCAATGGCTGCTATGCAAACAACAAAAGCAGATATAATGTTCGGACATTTTGAAATTCAAGGTTTTGAAATGTATAAAAATTCATTCAACGATCATGGGTTTGAAACATCTATATTTTCGAAATTTGATATGGTTTGCTCAGGTCACTTTCACCATAAATCTTCTAGAGAAAATATTCATTATTTGGGCGCGCCCTATCAGATGACATGGAGTGATTTTGGTGATTTTAGAGGGTTTCATATTTTCGATACATCTGATAGAAGTTTAGAGTACATTCTAAATCCATACACCATTTTTAATAAAGTATTTTATGATGATTCCGAAAAATCTTTAGATGATATGCTAGAAGATTTGAGTGTAAGTGCACACAATCTGCACAATTCGTATGTAAAGGTTATCATTAAACAAAAGACAAATCCATATAATTTTGATTTGTATATTGATAATTTAGAAAAAATTGGTATTGAAAATATACAAATAGTCGATGATCATTTGAATCTAGATCTAGAAGATGATTCCGATATTGGAGGAGATGTTGAAGATACTGTATCCTTTCTTAAACATTATGTGGATCAATTAGATTTTAAAGTAGCTAAACCTAAGATAACCAATCTACTGACAAACTTATATAATGAAGCTTTAGCGAAAGAGTAAATAATGATTATTTTTCAAAAATTGAGATGGAAGAATTTTCTTTCCACTGGAAACGTATTCACAGAAATTGACTTTACTCGTTCTAAATCTACATTGATTGTGGGTGAAAATGGTGCGGGCAAGTCTACTATGCTTGATGCATTATCATATTCTTTATATGGCAAGCCTTATAGAAATATCAATAAGCCACAGCTTGTAAATGCCATCAATAATAAGAATATGGTTGTTGAATGTGAATTTAAAATTAACAACAAAGAATATATTGTAAAAAGAGGACAGAAACCTGCCTTATTCGAAATATATCAAAATGGAAAACTTTTGAATCAATCTGCTGAAACAAGAGATTATCAGCAATATTTAGAAACAACCATTTTAAAGCTAAATCACAAATCTTTCTCACAGATTGTTGTGATAGGTTCAGCTAATTTCATTCCTTTTATGCAATTGACTGCTGCGCATCGTAGACAAGTCATTGAGGATTTGCTAGATATTCAAATTTTCTCTACTATGAATTCTATTCTAAAAGATAAGGTTGCTAAAAATAAGCAAGAATTGTCTGATGTAGAATATCAAATCAATCTCTCCAAACAAAAGATCAAAATGCACAAGGAACATTTGCAGGCTCTCAAAGCATCAAATGAAGAGATTATTGAATTAAAGAAAAATAAAATAGTTGAAATTGTAAATAATATTGACAATGCTAATCTTGAATTGAGTAGAATAGATGATTACTTCAAACTCAATGAAAAAATATTAACAAGTGATGCATATTCAAAGTTAAAGGCGAAATTATCAAAGCTAAAAGATCTCGAATATCAAGTAAAAAGTAAAGAGGACAGACTCAAAAAAGATTTAAAATTTTTTAGTGATAATAATGACTGTCCTACTTGCAAACAGAAAATTGATGATACTTTCAAAGAGATTACCTTGTGTGATCTTCATGGTAAATTAGAAGAAATTTTATCTTCCAAAAATATGTTTGCTGAACAATATGAAATACTAAATACTTCTATAGAGTATTATCAAGATGTCGAAGCTACACAAAAGCAGCTTGAACAAGAATCATATTCATATGAGACCAAATTAGAAGCTTGGAATTCTATTCTTGTTTCATTGAAAAGTGAGTTAGAAGATTTGAAAACATCATCTAGCAATTCTATAGAAGAAATAGATGAATCTGAAAAATTCAAAGCAGAATTGACCTTGCATGAAACCAAAAAAGAAGAATTGCTAAATAATAAGCAGGTGTTTGATATTGCATCTCAGATTTTAAAAGATGGTGGAATCAAAGCACAGATTATTAAGCAATATGTTCCCGTGATGAATAAGTTGATAAACAAGTACCTTGCTGCAATGGATTTCTTTGTAAACTTTGAACTCAATGAAGAGTTTGAAGAAACTATTAAATCTAGATTTAGAGATGAGTTTAGTTATGCTTCATTTTCTGAAGGTGAGAAAATGCGTATAGATTTGGCCCTTCTTTTCACATGGAGATCTGTTGCAAAACTTAGAAATTCTTCTAGTACTAATCTTTTAATTCTAGATGAAATTTTTGATAGTTCTTTGGATTCTAATGGAACGGATGAATTCCTTAAGATTCTAGAAAACTTGACAAGCGACACTAATACGTTTATTATATCGCATAAGACAGATCAACTGTATGATAAATTTCATTCAGTTATAAAGTTTGAGAAACATAACAATTTTAGTAGGATTGCATCATGAGCGTAGTTATAGATAAATTTTCTGGCAATAATTATTTTCTTTCTAATTTTTATCCATCTATTATTTCTTATAGAAACTATACATTTAAAACCGTTGAACATGCATATCAAGCAATGAAATTTAGTTCAAGTGAAATTTGGTCTATATTTGCTCATGATGTTGAAACGCCTGTAGCAGCAAAAAAGATATCTAAAAATTTAACGGGTAAAGTTGACAATTGGGATGATATTAAAGATGATATCATGTATAAGTTGCTTAGGCTGAAATTTAGCCCTTTCAATAGATTGAATAATAATCTATGGCAAAAACTTATGGCCACAGAGGATGCTGTTCTCATTGAAGGTAATGATTGGGGTGATGTTTATTGGGGTGTTTGTGATGGCGGGGGTGATAATAGATTAGGAATTTTATTGATGGATATTAGAGCATCATTGCAAGAATCAAAATGGTTTTGGGAACCTTATAAATGAAACCTGTTATAAGAGATAGTGTTGACAAAATTATTACAACCCATTTCGCAGCAATAACATTTAAACCTTTTACATACAAGGGAAAGCTTTATGAGCCTTTCCCTATCAGAATTTCTGCAGATTTAGCTAGAGGATATACTTGTCCAGCAGGTTGTGGCGGTTGTTGTAGTGCATGGACAATAGATTGGTTGCCTAATGAGGGCAATTCTGGATGGGAAACGGTTGAACAAAGATATATAGAATTCAATGATAAGAAATATTTGATTTATTCTGATCTCAATGATCATGATGATAGGTTTTGTAGATATTTGAGAAAAGAAGATGGTAGATGTTTGACGCACAAGAATAGACCTATGTCATGTGACATGGAATTGACTAGATTTATTCAGTTTGTAAATAGAACAGTTAAGTTTAACATAACGACTAAGAGTTATGGTCGTGGTTGGAATATGTTGCGAATAGATGGTGAACGCGGGGCTAAATGTGAAATTCTTCCTGTAACAGATGAACATATTCAAGACACTATACGAAAATTTAAAAGATTAAAGGATTGGGAGAATTATTTTGAAATGGGTTTTTCAAAGACAGATGTGATAATAGATCATCTAGAAAAACGACCCACTGAAGTACTAATTATAGACAACAACTATAATTTTTTTGAAGCTTTTATAGGAGAATAGCAAATGGCTAAAAAGAAAGAATTACACACATATATCTTGCTTGATAGATCTGGATCTATGGCAGGAGGTAAATGGACTGAAGCAATTTCATCTATTAATTACTTTATACAAAAGCAAAAAGAACAGAAAGATTTTAAGAGTTTTATAACACTGGCAGTGTTTGATGGAACAAATGCACCTGTTTTTACACATCCAAATCTTGGGGGTGTTAGACATTTCAATGAATTTAAAAATGAGTCTTTATCATTTGATGTTCTTAGAGAAAGTGTTGATGCAGAAACTTGTATACCATTAGTGTATGCTGAAACGAGTCCAAGAGGGGCGACCCCTCTTTTCGATGCAACAGCTAAGTTATTAGATTTGGCTTCTAAAAGAAGTGCAAAATATACTTCTATTGTCATTATGACTGATGGGGAAGAAAATGCAAGTAAAACATGGACCAAAGAAGCCATTAAAGAAAGGTTGAAAAATCTTACAGAAAAAAATAATTGGCAAGTAACTTTCCTAGGCGCCGATTTTGATGTAACCAGTCAAGCAATGTCAGTAGGAATAGGTATTGATAGCACAGCTTCAGTTTCAAGAGGTCGAATGATGGATGCTGTAGCTCTTTATAGTTCAAAGACAAGCGATTTTGTTGGAAAAAATACTCGTATCTCATATTCTGTAGAAGAAAGAGCAGAGCTTAATAAACCAAAAGAGAGTTGATATGTTAGAAAATTCTAAAGTTATTTTATTTGATAATCCGCTTCTTTCTGAAGCTACACCCAATTTTGATTTTTCAAATCCTCCTGTAGATCCCGTTGAATTATCAAATACTCTTATAAAAATAATGACAGAATTTAATGCTCTTGGGGTAGCCGCGAACCAATGCGGCTTACCTTATAGAGCCTTTGCATTATGGTCGAACCCTTCAATGGTTTGTTTTAATCCAAAAATAGTAGATACATCTAGTGAAACTATTTCATTAGAAGAAGGCTGTCTTTCTTTTCCAGGAGTGCTTGTCAAAATCAAGAGACCGTCTATAATAAAAGTACGATATGCAGAACCCAACGGTAATATAGTTACTAAGAAACTAATTGGAATAACTGCTAGAGCTTTTCAGCATGAGTTAGATCACTTGGATGGAATCGAATATTTCAAGAGAGCTGGTACGTATCATTATGAAAAAGCGAAAAAAGATATTAGATTGGCTAGAAGAAAGTTTGCAAAGGTAGCAACTCAATGAGCAAAAAATATGCATACAGCGAGATTTTTTATTCTATTCAAGGGGAAGGAAAGTTTACAGGTATTCCTACTCTGTGGTTGAGATATTTCTTATGTAATTTGCAATGTGATGGATTTGGTCAGAAAAATCCAAAAGATCCATCTTCTTATATTCTTCCATATAAAGAATTTGATGTAAATTCTATTAAAAGAATAGAAGATCTTCCTGTTTTCACTCATGGGTGTGATTCATCATATTCTTGGTCTAAAAAATTTAAACATCTACAATATCAAGATACACCTAGTGAAATTTATAATAAGATGGTTGAGTTAGTTGCAGATGTAAAAAATAAACCCAAGCATATTTGTTTTACAGGTGGAGAACCTTTGCTAAAGCATGCTCAAGAATGTACTATGGGAATAATGAAGCATGCCATTCAACATGAACATTACACAGACATTACATTCGAAACAAATGGTACTCAGTCTTTAACACCTGATTTTAAAGATTTTCTAAAGTTATTAGAGTATGATGGAGTATATTCTACATTTTCAATATCTCCAAAACTACATTCTGTATCAGGCGAAAAGGATGCTGTATATCCTGCTATTATACAAGAATATATAGAAAATGGATCTGATGCTTATGTAAAATTTGTTTGTAATGGAACCGAAGAAGCATGGGATGAGATAGATCATTGGGTTGAAAAGCTCAGAAAGCTTTGTTGGAATTTACCTATATGGATAATGCCAGTGGGTGCAACTATTGAAGGTCAGAAAGAAGGTTTGTTTACGGATGCAGAAATTGCTTCACAAACCTTAAAAAAGGGTTATAATGTAAGTGCCAGAGTTCACGTCTACCTCTGGGGAAACACAATAGGAGTTTGATATGTCATTTTTAGTTACAAAAACGTATAGTTCTGAACGAGGGTTTTCTTGCTGTTTTAGGCAGTGGAGATCTGTGCATAGCCATTGCAGTAAATTGCATGGGTATGCTTTGTCATTTGAAGTTACATTCGGATGTAATGAATTGGATACAAGAAATTGGGTCGTTGATTTTGGTAGTATGGATACATTTAAGGCAGCATTGGAATACATGTTTGACCATACTACAATAATTGCTGAAGATGATCCAGAAAAAGAGATTTTTAAAAATCTACATGAGAAGGGAATTTTAGACCTTAGAATTATTCCTAACGTCGGATGTGAGCAAACAGCAAAATATGTTTTTGATATGGCTGAAGAATGGCTAAAAGAATACAAGTTCAATGAAGGTCGTTTGCTTTGGGTAGAATCTGTAAGGGTATCAGAGCACCCAGGTAATTCGGCAACGTTTACAAGAAACAATCTATCACCTTTTGTTCAAGTTGGTCGTCTATCATGAATGTAATGATAGATTTAGAAACTCTTTCTACCGCTTATAATGCTGCGATTTTATCTATAGGCGCATGTAAATTTGACGAGAACGGTATTCATGAAGAATTTTATGTAAATATTGACCCACAATCATGTAAAGATGCTGGGTTGAATATTGATAAAGAAACTGTTAGTTGGTGGATGCGTCAGCGAAAAGAGGCTCTTGAAGCTATCAAGCATAGTAAGCTTCCCCTCAAAGAAGCTCTTACTCTTTTTTCAAAATGGTATGGAACAACGCCTATGGATACCTGGGGTAATGGCGCAGCATTTGATAATGTGATTATTGAAAATGCTTATTTTGCTGTGGGTATGATTCGTCCTTGGAAATATTATTATGATAGATGTTTTAGAACAATGAAAAGTCTTTTTCCAGTTCATGATGAAGAGTTACCTAGGGAAGGTTTGCATCACAATGCACTACATGATGCAGTATACCAAGCTAAAGTTCTAAACAAAATTATGGGTTATAGTTAATGAAAAATAAATCTGTTGCTGACAAAATTCGCGAAAGAATTTCTGCTGCTCAAAAAAAGTGGGATGAAGGAAAAAGAGAAGGTTATCGCCCATCATTTAGAGCAAATGATAATATAGCTGAATTTATTGAGGACGGTGAACTCAATGCATTAAAAGCTGAAATAGAGTGTGGTGTGAAGAGTATATTAGAAAATCTTGTTATTGATATTGAGAACGACCACAACACAAAAGAGACCGCACGCCGCGTTGCTAAGATGTGGATTGAAGAAGTATTTGGTGGTAGGTATGAACCTATTCCCAGGGTGACAGCATTTCCTAATGTAGGATATGATGGTCTTTACACTTGTGGGCCTATTTCAATCAGATCTACGTGCGCTCACCATTTTCAAAATATTGTCGGAAAATGTTGGGTGGGAGTTATCCCACACCAGGAAGTTATTGGATTGAGTAAATTCAATCGAATTGTATATCATATAGCTGAACGTCCTCAGATTCAAGAAGAAATGACCACACAAATTGCAGATGCTTTGCAACTATTTGCAAATACAGCAGACATTGCTGTTGTTATTAAAGCAGAGCATCATTGTATGCTTCACCGTGGAGTTAAGGAACACGAGTCAGATATGACAACCGCTGTTCTTTACGGCAGGTTTTTAACAGATCATTCTTTGAAGCAAGAATTTTATGATATTATTTTCAGAATGAAGGGTCATTCATAATGATACATTTTGATTATGTCATGAGTGCTATTGGCATGACGGGGCTGACTCGTTATGTCAATAAGCCGCAGATAGATGTAGTCTCTCATTATGTTAGAACTTTAACAAAGGATTTTGTGAATGATATTCTCAACCCAAAGCATACAAAGAGCACTTTTTCTGTGTTATTCAATGCGTTCACTGAGAGAGAATTTTCTAAAGGCTTGGAGAAATATGGGAATTTAAATTCGGATGGTATCTATGCTGATTCGGGTGGATTGCAAATGGTTACAGCAGGTAAAACCATCACCGATGAAATGAAAGATCAGATATATGATACACAATGCTATTCCGACTATGCTATGTGTTTTGATGTTATTCCGCTAGTATCTGTAAGCCTTCTTAGAACAAGAAATGAAAGGTCTAATACAGGTAATAAAGTTTTCTTTGCAGCTAATCTAAAAGATTCGGCTATTGCTACAGGAAAAAACATTCAGAGACAATGTAGAGTTTTTGCTGAAAAAAATGCAAAGACAAAAGTCATTGTTATTGTTCAGGGTAATACTGCACAAGATATGGTTTTGTTTTTTGAGAATATACAAAATCAGTTATCAGAAGAGGATATGAAGCATATTGGTGGAATAGCCTTAGCTGATACTTGCATGGGCAATAAAGAACTTGAAAGCATTGAAATGCTCTGGGCGGGTCATATGATTCAAAAAATTGCTCACCCAGCTATGCTGCAACAAGTTCATTTTCTCGGAGTAGGTTCATTACCTAGAATGGCCCCTATCATCAATTTAACAAAAAGTGGATTTTTAAAATTTCCCAAGATTTCCTATGATAGTTCTTCTCATACAACTTGCTATAATTATGGATTGATGAAATTGAATGGCACATGTTTACCTTTGGGTAAGGTTAAAAATAAAAAATTAACAGATCAATGGGAAAAGATAATTCATTTATTTGAAGCACCTCTTACAAAGTTGTCTATAAACAAAGATAAGATTTATGAGAGATTATTCAATGAAAAAGATGAGTGGTCTTATAGTAAAGTTTATCAAAGAGCTTTAGCAACAGAAAATGCAGATGAAATAGGTGTTGCATCAATAATTGGTTTGATGTATGCTTTATATCAAGTAGACAATTTTATCACTAATGTTGATAAAATGTATGGAAAAAATACATCATCTGATGTTTCTATTAGAAAACTTCTAGATGTTAAAACTGATGATGATATGAAAATGTGGATGAAAATGAATGCTAGAAGTGTTGATTCTGGAAGAATAAATAGAGAAGAAAATGCAACTTCTGAAAAGAAAATTGGACTTTTAGCACATATTGAGGATTGATTATGGAAGATAAATTTTTAGGTAAAGAACAAGGGGATTATAGCAAGTTTAAAGGTATTCAGAGACCAACTCCTGAAGTCCTTGTTCCTGTTGCTCGAAGCATTGAACGTAACAAGATTTTTGAATATGACGCGGATCCAATTCCTATGATTGGATTTGATACATGGCATGGGTATGAAGTATCTGTCTTGACCGACAGAGGCATGCCTATGAATTATATAGCTAAGATTGTATATAATGCAGATACACCCAATATAATTGAATCAAAATCTATGAAACTATATTGGAATAGTTTTAATATGTTTAGAATGTGTGATATTGCGTATGTGAAAAGAAATCTTAAAGACATAGCAGAAATAGATTTGTCAGCAGCAGCTGGTGGAAAAGTTAGTGTTGAATTGTTTGAGCCAGATCAATATATGGGGCATTATCTCAACACAATTATGGAGTCGGATATTTTGTATGATTTTCCTACCTTGGGATATGAAGGTTTTTCTTTAGAACAGTTAGAAATAACTGATTATAAAGATAATGTGGATATATTGATTCATGGTTTTCCATATAATAATGAAATTGTACAAGTAAAAACAGATAAGCTAAGATCCAATTGTAAGGTAACACACCAACCTGATTTTGGAGATCTTTATATTTATTTTGAACCCAATCATTTTGTTTCTCCTAATTGGGCAAGTGTATTAAAGTATATAATTTCTTTTAGACAAGAATCACACTTCCATGAAGAAATTGTTGAGCGAATCTATCATTCATTGTATACTGTATATGAACCTAGAGCATTGATGGTTGGTGCAAGGTATACACGAAGAGGTGGATGGGATATAAATCCTTTTAGAGCCTCAAATTATTCTCTGTTTTCAGGATTAACAGAAGCAGATGTTAATTCGCCAGATTTGAAATTGGGTAGACAATAATGAAAAAACTTGTGATATTGTCTGGAGGATTGGATTCTACTATTCTAACACATTATGTTGGACATCAGCATGGATTCAAAAATCTAGAAGCAATAACTTTTGATTATGGACAAAAACAATATAAAGAAATTGAGCAAGCTATAAAGACTTGCTCAATTTTGAGTATTCCACATAAAATAGTTGATATGACATTTCTTAAAGAAATGCTCAAGGATGTTTCTGCCAATATTCAAGGTAGTAAAATAGCTGTTCCTAAAATCAAAGATGTTTTGGGTGATCCGCAACCCGTCACATATGTTCCATATAGAAACATGATTATGACTTCTGTTGCGTTTTCATTTGCAGAAGCTATAGAAGCTGATACAATTTTTTCAGGTCTACAAATTCATGATGAATATGGGTACTGGGATACTACAGAAGCATTTATATCTAGAATAAATGATATATCTTCTTTAAATAGAAAACACCAAATAGCTTTAGAATGCCCGTTTTCATCTATGTCAAAACGAGATGAACTAGTTTTGGCTAGCAATTTAGGCATATTAAAATATTTAAAATATACTTTAACATGCTATAATCCTAGTATCAACGGTGTCAGTTGTGCAGCATGTCCTTCTTGCTCTGAAAGAATACACGCATTCAAGTCTTTAGGATTAAAAGATCCTATTGAATATGCAAAAGATATTGATTGGGGAGTTCCGTAATGTGTGCTATTGTAGGTTCTTTTGATAAAGAAAAATTGAAAGAATTGATTAAAATTAATTCTTATAGAGGTTCTTTTTCACATTCATTTTCACTATATGATCCGCAAGAAAAAGATTTATTGATTGATTGTATGGATATGGGTCCTTTGACAGAAGAATATATTGATGATCATTTCAGAGAAGGATTGTATGGTATAGCTCATATTCAAGCGCCGACTACTGGCATAAAGACTGAAAAGAGAATTCATCCAGCAATTTATTTTGAATCTTGTTTGTGGCATAATGGTATTTTAAAGACATCATATATAAATAAACACATGAAGGATTATCCCGATGAACCCACATGGGATACAGAGATAATTCTAAGAAAGTTGGTTGAAAATGGATATGGTGCATTAAATACTATCGATGGTAGTTTTTCTTGCTTGGCTTTTGATGGAACAGATTTATTTCTTTTTAGAAATTTATTGGCTCCGATGTTTATGGACGATGATTTATCATTATCTTCTACACAATTCCTCCATTCTTCCGAAACACCCGCAAACTGTTTCTTTCAGCTTAATTTTCAAACCAAACGACTTGAGTTGATAGGAGTGTTTAAAACAAACACACTTCCATATTATTTTGATGATGAGGATTAAAAATGAGTTTTGATTATAAATTTAATGAAGGTAAGTATCTAGAAGATTTGGAATCTTACATTCAAAGCACATACGCTGGCCATTATTCATCTGAAAAATATCAGGCGACTGATATGATTATGGATGCAGGACACGGTTTGGGTTTTTGTATTGGTAATATTATGAAATATGCCAAGAGATTTGGCAAAAAGAACGGGTATAATAAAAGTGATTTGATGAAGATTCTTCATTATACAATGTTAGCAATGTATGATGCAGAAGCAAAGGGTCTATTTGACGTCGGGCCTTTGACATTTTCAAATGCAGAAAATAAAACAACCCAATTTAAGAATAATTATTCTATAAGTCTAACTGGTGACACAGGCGACACGATAGTAATAAGAAAAAAGAATGGAGAATTATAATGAGTTTTGAAATTAAAGTTCCGATTGAAAAATTGAGAGAGCGTCGTTTGTTCCTTGCAACACCTATGTATGGTGGACAGTGTGCAGGAATGTTTGCTAGGTCTGTAGCTGATTTGGCTGGGCTATGCACACATTATGGAATTTCTCTTCAGTTTTATTTCTTGTTCAATGAATCATTGATTACAAGAGCTAGAAATTATTGTGTTGATGAATTCATGAGAAGCAATCAAACTCATTTGATGTTTATTGATAGTGACATTGGATTTAATCCAAATGATGTATTGGCTCTAATGGCATTGCAAGATGATGAATCTCCTTATGATGTTATTGCAGGTCCTTATCCTAAGAAGTGTATCTCATGGGAAAAGATTAAGATGGCAGTTGATAAGGGTTTTGCTGATGAAAATCCCAACAACCTAGAAAAGTATGTAGGTGATTATGTTTTCAATCCTAAGCATGGAACACAATCTATTCCTATCGGCGAACCTGTAGAAGTATTGGAAGCAGGTACAGGTTTCATGATGATTAGAAAGAGTACTTTCAACAAGTATAAGGAAGCATTTCCTAATCTATCATATAAGCCAGATCATGTTAGAACCGAGCATTTTGATGGTTCTAGAGAAATTCATGCTTACTTTGATTGTATTATTGACCCAGTATCAAAGAGATATCTATCAGAAGATTACATGTTCTGTTATAATGTACAGAAGATGGGTGGCCAAGTTTGGTTCTGCCCATGGATTCAGCTACAGCATGTAGGTACTTATATCTTTGGCGGAAGTCTGGCTGATCTTGCTCAAATAGGAGCTGCTGCAACAGCAGATGTGGGTCAGTTGCGAAAGGATAAGAAGATAACTTAATTTGTAATGTGTGAGGTTTAAACTATGAAATTTGGAAAAAGAACAGTTGAAATTTTAAAGAATTTCGCTACCATCAATCCTTCGCTTTTATTCGTTCCAGGTAAGGTATTGAAAACAATATCACCTACCAAGAATATTATAGCTAAGGCTACGCTATCTGATGAATTTGAAAATAGATTCGCAATCTACGAACTACCTAAGTTTCTAAGTGCGCTATCTTTGTTTGATGATCCTGAATTGGAAATCGGCAAGGAACAGCTAACTATGTCCAAGAATGGACGAAAGCTAAAGTATACTTTTGCAAGTGAAGAACATATTATTCTTCCTCCTACAAAAGATGTGAGATTTCCCGACCCTGAAGTGACCTTTGAATTTAAGGCCGAAATGTTGAATGAGCTTCAACGTGCTTTGGGTGTCTTGAATCTACCTGACATATCAGTAGTAGGTGATGGTGATTCTGTTATACTTAAAGCAGTAGATCTAAAGAATCCAACAACTGACAGTTATAATATTGTTGTATCTGATACAGATAAGACGTTCAAGTTCAATTTGAAAGCTGAAAATTTGAAGCTTTTACCAGGTGACTATATTGTAAAAATGTCCTCACAGAAGATTGCGTTTTTTGAAGGAACGGATATAGAATATTTTGTTGCTCTAGATCCGTCATCTGAATATGATGGATGATTATTTAAAAGATTCTTTAAAATTCGGTGAACACTACACCGTCGGCACAACCGCCGACGGTTATCCTTGTATTAAGAAAAAATACAAGGATTCGAATTATGAAGAAGTAATTTATACAAATAAAATGCCTATTATGGGTGTTTATGATTTGTTGAAATCTGCTTATATGAAGGGGGTTCAGGACGTTTCTGATATCTTAAAACCCCTACTTTAAATTATGTGAAGGTATATATTATGATTGGTGAAAATTTTCTTTGGGTTGAAAAATACCGTCCTAAAAAGGTTTCTGAGACAATTTTACCTGATGAACTAAAAAAAGTCTTTCAGCAATTTGTTGACCAGAAAAATATTCCAAATTTACTTCTATCGGGTGGCGCGGGTGTAGGTAAGACTACAGTCGCACGCGCAATGCTAGAAGAATTAGATTGCGACTATATCGTTATAAACGGGTCAATGAATGGAAACATTGACACACTTAGAAACGAAATTCGAGCCTTTGCTTCTAGTGTTTCTTTTTCTGGCGGCAGAAAATATGTCATTTTGGATGAAGCAGATTATCTGAATGCAAATTCAACACAACCTGCTCTTAGAAATTTCATGGAAGAATTTTCTAAGAATTGTGGGTTTATCATGACTTGTAACTATAAAAATAGAATTATTGATCCGCTACACTCTCGTTGTTCTGTAATTGATTTTAAGATTTCTGGAAAGGAAAAATCCAAGCTAGCTTCTCAATTCATGAAGCGCGTTTGTGGCATTCTTGATTCTGAAAATGTCAAATATGACCAGGCTACTGTTGCAGAAGTAATTACAAAGCATTTCCCTGATTGGCGAAGAGTTCTAAACGAACTCCAGCGATATAGCGCAACAGGTGCTATCGATTCAGGGATCTTATCAAATCTTCAAGATATCTCACTCAAAGAATTGATGGATTTCTTGAAAGATAAAAACTACACAGAAGTAAGAAAGTGGGTTGGCCAAAACACTGATGTTGAATCTTCTGTTATTTTTAGAAAGATTTTTGACGTTTCTGTGCAATATCTTAAGCCTAGTTCTATACCCGCATTGGTGCTGATATTAGCTGATTATCAATATAAAGCAGCATTTGTAGCAGATCATGAAGTCAATCTGTTGGCCTGTTTGGTGCAGATTATGATGGAGGTTGAGTTCAAATGAGTTTTAAAGAAACCTTTAAACGACCAGAAATCTTCTGGCCTACCATGACAGTTTCATATATTACAAGTTTATTTGCAATAGGAACTTTTTTAGAGCCTCTTTTTCTATGGTATTTGTTTTGTACTGTGATTTGGGGTCTTATGTATTTTATGATAAAATTTGAGATGTGAGGTATTTGTTATGTCGTCTAATATGATTGCTTTGGTTGGACTTATATATTTGTTTATAGCTGGAACCCTAGTACACGAAAAAAAATGGGGGCTAGCTATAGCTTTTTTGGGATATGCATTTTCTAATGTAGGGTTGTACATTGCAGCAAAACCTGCAGTTATTCCTGAATTTGCTCAGATTGAGGAAATTTCAAAATGAATCCTTTTGATTTTGTCAACTCTATCAATTCTACCAAAGAAGATTTAATGGTAGATGAGGTGACTGAAAAGGGATATAACTCATACATGGTTAATAAAGCACTATCCTATTTTATAGATACGGTGATGTATGCTAATGATATGAATGAACGCTATCATCTTGACAACAAGATGCAATATTATTATTTAATAAATACTATTAGATCCAAGAAACGCTTTTCGAAATGGATTAAGAATGTAGAAAACAATGATTTGACAGCCGTTCAAGACTATTATGGTTACAGTCTAGAAAAAGCCAAAGTAGCTCTCTCATTGCTTTCTAATGAACAACTAACAATAATAAAGAAAACATTAGAAACAGGTGGTACAAAATGAGTATTCTTGACTCTTTAGTTGAAGTTACTTTGCAGCAACAAGATGATTTTTTAAAAATAAAAGAAACATTGACAAGAATTGGCGTTGCTTCTAAGAAAGACAAAACACTTTATCAATCTTGCCATATTCTACATAAGCAAGGCCGCTACTATATAGTACATTTCAAAGAACTTTTTGCTTTAGATGGAAAACCTAGCAATTTCAACGATGAAGATAAAGGGCGCCGCAATACAATTGCGAATCTCTTAGCCGAGTGGGAATTGGTTAAGTTGGTAGATGAAGTAAAATCAGCAGATCCCGTCACTCCTTTGTCAATGATAAAGATTCTTCCGTATGGTGAGAAACAAAATTGGGATTTAGTCACAAAATATTCTATTGGAAAACGTCACTAAATCATTGATTTGTGTATAAATAATTTAATGCTTGACATTATTTTATAGATACACTAGTATTTGTTTCGTGATGTGTGAATGTGCCTGAGTGGTGGAATGGTATACACGGCAGTCTCAAACACTGCTGCCGAAAGGCTTGGGGGTTCGAATCCCTCCTCAGGTACCAAAAACTACGCTTGCATTAATTAAATAGCGATGATAGTATAAACACATAAATGAACATTCGCCCTTTTAGCTTAACTGGACAAAGCGAGGAGCTTCTACCTCCTTAGATGCGGGTTCGAATCCTGCGGAGGGCGCCAAATTTAAAAAGCCAATCGAGGTTTACTCTACCAGCGTAGCGAAAGAGTGTTTGCAGTTTCGAGCTTCTGCATTTACTATGGTCTCGGGCCAGTTGGCTATGATTATGACTGAAGGACGAGACAAGCTAACAATGTCTCGGTGTAGTGAGAAAGTACCATCGAGGGAAATCAAGAGCTAGGCAACTTCCGAAACTTAATCAGAAATAATGTCGCCTAAGTTAGAATAATCGACATCTTGGTTCAAATCCAAGCGAGGCCACCTAATTTTTGCCCGATTAGTTCAATGGTAGAACGTTTGCTTTACACGCAAATTATGGCAGTTCGATTCTGTCATCGGGTACCAAGTTCAAATCGAACATTTGTATAAATAATAAAAATATTTAGCAGGTGGTTCGATTGGTTAATTGTAACAATTGCGGAAAGATCACAACAAATAAAAAATATTGTTCTAGGAGTTGTTCGGTAACTCAGACAAATAAAGGTGTTCGCAGACATGGTTCTGTCAGGAAATGTCTGCGATGTGAGAAAGAACACTCTAATGAAAAATTTTGTTCTTATGAATGTAAGTTATCTTCTCCAATAGAGTTATGGCTTGCAGGAAAACAATATTTTGAACTGAAGCATTTTATACGAAAATTTCTTCTAGAAGAAATTGGGCATAAATGTTCGCTTTGTGGGTGGTGTGAAGTAAATCCCATAACAAAAAGAGTTCCGTTAGAAATTGACCATATTGATGGTAATCCATCAAACAATAAAAAAGAAAATTTGAGGGTTTTGTGTCCAAATTGTCATTCTTTGACATCTACTTACAAAGCCTTAAACAAAGGGAATAACCCAAGACCTAAAAGAAACAGCGCCCGTTTAGTTAAACAGGTTATAACAGTATCCTTGTAAGTTACAGTTCAGGGTTCGAGTCCTTGAACGGGCACCAAATAAATATGAATATCCAACAGAGGGATATTCAATGAAAAAGTTTACAGATTTTGTAGAAGGTAAGAACGTAGAATTGGGTAAGAAAATCGTAGGAAGACACGATAAAGCTCCTGATAGCAAGTTTGACGCCAAAGAATTAGCAATGGGAATTAAGGTAGAGCGTGAACATACCAATTCCAAAACAGTGGCCAAATTGATTGCAAAAGATCATCTATCAGAGTTGCCTGATTACTACAGCAAACTTAAGAAAATGGAAAAGAAATAATGGGCGTGTGGTGGAATGGTATACACGACGGACTTAAAATCCGTTGCCTTCGGGCTTGAGAGTTCGAATCTCTCCGCGCCTACCAATTTAATATGACAAGAATAGAATTTGAAAAGTTCGCAGAAAATGCCCAAATAAACAAGTGGTGGGATTCTGGATCAAGTGATATTCAAGAATTTTTAGCTGCGCTTTATAAATTTTCTGACTTATGCTATAATGCTGGTCATAGAGAAGGAATGCGCAAAGGACGTGAGCAACGTCCTGTTGATGAAAGAATTTAATGCTCTGTTAGCACAACGGTTAGTGCGGTCGGCTTATATCCGATTGACGGTGGTTCAACTCCGCCACAGAGTACCAAATTTGCCCTAGTGGTGTAATGGTAGACACGCTAGTCTTAGAAGCTAGTGCCGAAAGGCGTGGGGGTTCGAGTCCCTCCTAGGGCACCAAATTATATGCCTTATAGGTGTTGATGGCGGCACACATTCTTGGTAAGAATGAAGGAGCAGTTCGAGTCTGCTATTAGGCACCAAAGGAGTATTCCCACATAGCTCAGCGGTAGAGCAAGTGACTGTTAATCACTGGGTCGGAGGTTCGATCCCTTCTGTGGGAGCCAATTTAGATATTTGTTATAAATAATTCATATAACAAATGGAGTTCTGGTTAATGAAACCGTTTACGTCTTTTTTTACAGAAGCAAAAGAGCTTTCAAGTACACAATCAAAAGAGTTTGAAACGCATAAGAAATTTGCGGAAAGTATTCCGCACGGTGAAGATGTTATACATGCGAAGTCTAAAACTGCAAAAACTTTTAATAGTACAGTTTACATTCCAAATAAACATGTGAAGGCAACTATTCTTCACTATAAGAAGCAAGGATACGAGCATTCTGTAGAGAATCATTCTATATACGGAAAAACTCATGTACTAACTAAGGGTGAGCACAAAGCAAAGATGTTTGATAATACTGACGGAAGTCATGAATTGACTCATACGTCTCCTATGTCAAAATCTGAATCTACAGAAAAAGATAAATCTGCTGCTAAGAAAGCAAAGATAACAAAACTTTTGAAACCCAAGGCATTGCGTCCTTGGGATTGAGGAAATATGAGAAGAAGAAAGTCGTTTGCTAGAACAATGGCAAATCAATTGCATAATATGAATCTGTCTGTAGATGATAGATTACAAATTTTGGATAGTTTGCAAAAACTTTCAGAAGATAAGAAAGACTATACTAAGGGTGTGTACCAGAGTGGCCCAATGGCTCGGTCTGCAAAACCGTAGAATCGGCGGTTCGAATCCGCCCACACCCTCCAAATTAGAATTGCGATAGAGTGAAACGGAAAATCACGCCTGGCTCATAATCAGGAAATAGTGGGTTCGACTCCCACCTTCGCTACCAGTTCATTAGCGCCGTAGCCCAATAGCAGAGGCAGCAGAGTATAATCTGTACAAGTAGAGGTTCAAATCCTTTCGG